TAAACGCCTTCGGTAGCAATCGCGCCGACCTCGCCATTAGCGATGTCAGCAACAGCAACCCCAAACAGGGCGCCCACAAGAACGCCGCCGCCACTGCTCACCGCATAGGGGGCAGTGATGTCAACGTTGCAGCCGTTTTGAACGTAGTTTTTCATGGTTCAGGTCCTCAGGCGCCGGTGGACTTGTAGAAGCCCCGGTGGTTCAGCAGGGTGCAGCCGAAGTCGAGGCGGGCGTAGATGGTAGTGCCATCAGGATCGCGCTCGTTAACGGTTTCAACCTGGGGGCCAGCCTCGCCGTCGAGATAACCGAAGGCGATCATGTCGATTTGGGCTGGGTCAGCGGAGACGTAGTAGACGACTTCGCTGGCGTCATCGAGGCGGGGCTCAACGATCAACGACATGGAACCGGTGAAGATGTTTACGTCGCCGGTGGTGTTTGGCTGAATGGGGCTCAGGAATTTCTGAGCCGCAGTTTCCAGGCTGGTGGGCAGGAGCATGTAGCGCGGCCGCAGGTTGATACGGTTGCCGGCAATGTCCTTCTGATTGCGCAGGGCCTTACGGGCTGCAGAAATTGCAGCTTCACCGATAACTCCGGCGCCCTGGTTTGCGTGGTCGGCATGGAATAGCGCCTTGCCGTCGTAAGCCATCTTGGCGTTGGAAGTGATGAGCTTCCACACTTCGTTTGACTCAAACAGGCTCATGCCCCGGCCGATCATCGAGGGGATGCGGCTGAGAGCATCCAGATCATCGTTGATGATGAGCTGGCGGGTGACGCTGATTTTCTTGCCGTAGGTGTAGATCCGCCAGGAGCTTTCTTGCTCCTTAACGGTTGCGGCCTTGTATTCACCGCCTTCGAGCAAGGGCTCAGGGGTGATTTGGCCGGCAATTTCAAGCTCGTACACGGGCTTGAAATCAGGCAAGTTCCGCTGACGTGCAATCGGGCGGAAGGTTTGCTGCTCCTCGGCGTAAGCGTTTGCCAGGGTCTTGCGAGCAATGTTGCTCAGCAGCTTGGGAAAGTCGCTGGTGGAGTGCATGGCACGGCCGGCGATTTCCGACTTGCTCATGCCTACCAGGCTGTGACCAGAGCGCACGAGTGCGTCTTTGGCCATGTCAATCAGGCTGCTGTGACCATAGGCGCGTGCCTGATCGTCCCACTCACGAAGGCCACAACGGGCCTCCAAAGTGGCGGTCATGCACTCGCTGCGCTTCTGGCCTTCGTCGGCCAGCACCTGCACGTGAGTACGGGTGGGCGCAGCAGCTTCGCGCTCTGCCATTTTGTCAATGATGCATTTGCGGGCTTCGTCGATGGCAATGCCATCTTCTGCCAGTTTGTCGGCCAGGGAGTCATCCAGCCCAGCGGCGCGAACGGAACGGCGGATTTCCGCCACCCGACGACGCTCAGCAGCGATGACAGCCTGGATGTCCTCGGGGGAGGCGACGCGGTCCTGGGCCACAGGGGGCTCAGGAGCAGCGACCTCCAGTTCGCGGGTGTCTTCCATTGGGCTGGTGTCCTTTACAGGCTCGTTGTGAACTGTAGGCGGCTCATCTGAGCGCACCTGGGCCCCTGCATCTGCAGGGATTGGGACAAGGGAAAGTTCATGGGGTTCCCAGTCCACAGCACGCATCACCGTGGTATCACCCTCAGTGCTGCGCTCGTATTTCCAGACGCGGTAGCCCACCGAAATGGACCTGATGATGCCGTCACGCACATCCCGGAAGATGGGCTCAACGTCATCGCGGCTGGAAAACCGCACTACGGCGCGGCCTTCGTTGCCGTCCAGCCAGGCACGCTCAACCACCCCAACAATGTCGGAGAGCTCGAGTGCGCTATGACTGTTCAGCAGCGGGGCCCCGGCGTTCAGGCGTTCCATGCGGATCGCCTTCTTGTCCATCGACAGCTCCTCCATGAAGGGGCCGTCGAAGCCGTAGCGTGCCACCCGTGCGCCTGTGGTCCACACGACCTCGACCGTGCGCTGTTCGGCGTCAACGGTCTCGGGTGCGAACATCGCCCGAGTTTGGAGTAGTTCGCTCATTGCGACTCCACTGGCGGTTTGATTCTAAGGTTACTCATCTTCAGGCTCGTCAGCCGCCGGCGCTGCAGTGTTGGCCTGGGCTGCGCTGTTTAACTGGCCGCTGCCGCTGACCTGCCGGGGGTCGCTGTCCAGGATAAGGCCTAGGCGGTCCAGGGCTTCGTTGTCCTCAGCCATTTCGTCGAAGACTTCTTCAGGATCATAACCAAACTCACGGATAGCTTCGCTAAGCGACAAGAAACCGGCACGTACTGCCTTTTTCGTTGCTTCAATTTCTTTGGCCGGGTCAATCAATTCGCGGCGCGGGGGCGTCCAGTGTGCAACGATGCCCTCCAACCGCACGCCGTTAACGCTGCCAGCTTGCACAAACCAGTTCCAAATCGGGCTGAGCATTTGGGGAACCAGCATTTGCCATCGCCAGGCTTCAATATTGCGGTGGAACTCCAGCCAGCCCATGCGGCCGCTACTAAAACTGGTGTTACTCAAATCGCCGGTTAGTGCTTCGTATGTGACACCGTAACCTGCTGCGATTTGCAGCAAGTATTCGCGTGTAATTTTGTCAAACTCGCCAACGCTGGGCGGCGATGCAAAACGAATATCTTTGCCAGGGGGCAGGATTTCAAGCGCACCGGGCTCCAGCTTGTCAATCAGTTCGGCGCCCATGCCTGCGTCGGGCGCTTCGGTGTCCACCAGGAATCCGGCAAAGCAAGCAGAAATCTTTTGCTTAAGCAACTGCGCATCACTGTAGTCATCAAAATCACGCAAACGAATGATCACCGGGGATGCCCAGGGAACCCCTCTGGTTTGATGTGGGCGGTCCTGCCGGAATACATGAATGATCTGGTCAGTGCCTACAAAGCTGCTACCAAAGCCGCGCACCCTTACATGATTTTCACCAGGGTGTTCGTCATACAGCCAATAGCCAAGGCGGCGGCCGTTGGCGTCATGCTTTATGCCCTCCCGCGTGAAGCTGCCGTCATCACCAGCGCCGTCGTGGGAGTCATCCAACATGTCTGGCTCCATGATCTGCAGCTGCAGGGGCACCCGCTGATTACTGCTGCTGATGGGGGTTCGCCGGCGGATCAGGACTTCACCAGATTCCACCACGCAACGCATCGCCAGGGCTTGCAAGCCAGCAAAGTCCATACGCCCGTGGTAGTCGCACTGTTGCGGGTCGTTGGCCCAGCTGCTCAGTAAATCAGTGAGCTGCTGACTGCGACGCCGACTGCGCACGGCGCGGGCCTGCCCGATGATGCCCGTGCCGACAGTGTTGCTGACAATCACTGCGACCGCTTTGGCAGCGTATGGGTTGTTGCGCACAAGGTCGCGGCTGCGGTCGCGCAAGGTTTTCAAGGCTGGGCCGGCGGCTGCGTCGGCACTTGTGCCCTGCGTCAGCCAGCCTTCGGTACGGCGGCCCCGGCTGGCGCCGTCATAGCGGCGCAAGGCGTCAAGCTGCAGGCGGGCACGCTGCCGGCGGAGTGCAGCTTGCGGGTTGACGCTGGCAATGATCTGATCCAGCGCGTTCATTTGTAGTCCCTCTGCGTGCTGAAGTATTTGCGGCTGCGGGTGCCTTGCCCAAGGCGTGCGCGGATCATGTCGCGCACCTTGAACAGTTCATCCAGGCTGCGGTATTGGACCTCTTTGTCGTCGTAGCGGACCCTGAGGTAGCCGCTTGCAATGGCTTCTTCGATCGCGGCGAGGCCGGCTTGGCTGAACATGGACATTCGATCAACCTCCTTGAGTCATGTTATCGGCTAAAGGAAGGTGCTTTTGCGCCGTTTGACCGTGGTTTCGCCTGGTTTGCTGCTGGTTTGCGCTGGTTTGGCAGAGCTGCCTGACGTTAGCCCACGCTCATGCTCCCATCGCGTCGCGTCCCAACGGTCAGCACCGACAGCCATTGCAGCGGCCCTGGCGTATACGCGGCAATCAAGGGCTTCATTGCGGTCGCGGGTTTTTTCCCACTGGTATTTCTGGTAGCCGCGCACCACCCGGCTTATCAGGGCCTCGGCTGTCAGTTGCTTGAACCACTCTTCCGGGTGCTGCGGAAAGTGACACCAGCCGAAAGGCAACCCGTCATCCAGGTTTTCAGGCAGTTTCCGGCGCAGCCAGCCGTACAACTCAGACTTAGCCACGCTCACGCCCACGGGCCAAACTTTCACGCCGCCCCTAATGCGCTTGCCACGGATCGTCACTTCAACTGGCGTCGGCGGGCTAATGATCGTGGCCTGCTGTTCACGGCCTTTTACGGCCATCACCCGCATGGCGCTCTGGCGATGCACCCAGCGATAAACCTCTTGCGTGCGGAATCCGCTGTCAATGGCCGCCATGCGTATAGCCACAGTCATGCCGTCTTCACGGGTGTATTCGCGCTGCACCTGCCGGCTCAAGTCTTCCCAAACAGCGTCGTCGGCCGTATCGCCATGTAAAACCACAAAATCGACAGACCAGCTTTCAAGGTTTGGGCCCCAGGCCACGACTTCCATTTCCAAGCGATCTTTCTGTACGTCAATACCTGCGGTGAGGAACGCAGCGGCATCCGCCACTTGACCTAAGGGGTAATTCTCACGGCGGCCATACAACACTTCCCAGTCAGGGGCTTCGCCAGTGTCCGCATAAGTAAGGCCGAGCACCGTGTTTTGAAACACGCGCATCGCCTCGTCAGATTTCTGCGCCTGCATAAATGCTTCAACGCAATCACGCCAACTAAACCACCCGAGGGGTGAATACAGCGAACTGATGTGGTAGCCGCGCCACTTGCCTTCCGGGTTCTCTGGCACCCATTGGCCCTTTGGCAGGATGGCGTTCTTGTGGTGTTCTTCAAAGAGTTCGTCGCAGTGGACGCACTGGTAGCGGACGGTTTCAGGCCGCCCGTTTTCCCACTTCATTTGCTCCCAGACCAGCTGCTGCAACGTGCCGCAGTGCGGGCAAGGCACCTGGAAAAACCGCATGTCGCTATCCACAAACTCGCGCTCAATACGGCTACGGCCGGCCAGCGTGGGAGTGGAAACGTAAAAGATTTTGCGCCTGCTGAATGTCCTTGTGCGGGCCTCGGCCAAAGTGCAGGGGTCACCTTCCCCGTCCACGTCGCCGGGGTATGCATCAGGTTCGTCCAGGAAAAGGAAACGGACCGGCATTGAACGCAGACCGGCGGCGCTGTTGGCGCCCGCCATGACAACCACACCACCTGGAAATTCTTTGGCGAGCAGGCTGTTTCCGCTGTCCCTGCTGCGGGGGTCACGCACCTTGTCTCGCAGGGTTGGGCTTTCTTCAATCAATGGGGCGATGCGCGTTTTGCTGTTGCGCTTTGCCATCTCAACGGTTGGCTGCACCATCAGCATCGGGCCTGGACAGTTGTCGATGCAGTAGCCGAGCCAGTTGTTGCCGGCCTCAGTGCCGCCCACCTGGGCGCCTTTCATGAACACGACTTTTTCTATCGGGCTTGTGGCGCTCAGGCAGTCCATGATTTCCCGCAGATACGGCGTCCGCACGGTGCGCCAATGGCCGGGCTCCGCGCTGGCTCGCTGGCTCAGCATCCGATGCTTGTCAGCCCATTCACTGACGGTCAGCAGCGGATCGGGGCGGATGGCATCCTGGGCAGCGGCCCACACGACCGCCATGCCGTTAGAAAGGGCCATCACTGCTAGCCAAAGCCTCGCAACAGCGGGCGAGTTCGCGTTGCATCACGATCTGCATTTCGTGGCGCTTGGCCGGCTCCACGTTGCCAATAATCGCGGCCAACTCGTTCACTATGCGGACAGGGATGTTTTGCACTGCATCGCGAAACGTGCGCACCATCTTGAACGTTCCCATCTTTACCTCATCCACGCGCACGAGCTGCCCGGCTTTTTCCCGGTACTCCATCTCCAATAGTTTCGCCTTGTAACCTTCCCCGTAAGCGCGTGCCTTGCTGTAATCAATTGACTGCATACCATCAGTGCCGGTAGTCAGCAGGCCCTGAGCTGCAGCCTTGCCAGTGTTGATCTGCTCGGCCGTGCGCTGCTGCGCCTGGCTTGTATTGCGGCGCCACTCCACATCAGCGGCAGCCTGGTCAATCTTGGCGTTGCGCCCTGTGTGGGTCACGGCCTGCCGCAACCGCCCATCTTTGATGGCTTTGCGCACCGCCTGCGGGCTGACCCCACGGTGCGTGGCGTACTCAGGAATTGAAAGCATCATCAATCATGAAACCCAGTGATGAACGGCACGGCGCGGCAGGTTGGCGCATCTTGCCAGGGGAATGCGATGGGCTGGCAAGCGCCTTCCATCTTGATAACGCTGTTCCATTGCTGGGTATCGCTGGCGTCCACCCAGAACCAGGCGTCCACGTCATAAAACTTAACAATAAGGTCGGGCAGCTGTTTACAGCTGGCAATCACCCCATCCACGAGCAACATCCCAGCCGCAGGCTTAGGCAACAGCGGCAGGTCCAGCCTGTGCGACAGCGCCACGGCCATGACCAATCCGGCGGGGCTGGCGCCATAGACGCCGCTGCGCCTGCCTTGGATGCACTGCGCAGCGATCAGGTCAATAGCTGCATCAAACCCGGCCCAGCTGAGCTGCATCATCGTTAGTGCCCATAGAAAGCATCCAGCGCATACCAGACCAGGCTGTTCCGGTAGCCGCCTGGATGCGTTGGCACAATGGGCGTCACACCATGCAAGTTCCGCCACGCCGGGTAAACAAGAAGCGAGTTATCCGCGCTGTTGAAAGTGGTGTCGTAATCAGGGACGAACAGGTTGCCGCCGATGGCGTTGCGGCGCTTTGTGATGATTGCATTGATCCCACCCTTCACGTTCAGATTGTCTTGATGCATCCGGGCGGCAATGTTGCAGTTGCTGATACTGCTGCTGAACAGCTCAGCAAAACGCCACTTCTCAGGCACGCGGCGCAGCACGGCTTCACGATGCATTGCATACACCTCCGGGGCTGCCTGCTCAACAATGCCCAAGGCTTCTGTGCCGGCCTTGATCATGGCTTTGACAAAAGTGCGGGCGCTGGCCACGGTATGCACGGCGCTTCGGTTGGGATAGCCGCGCCTCATATGTGGTTTAGGCGGGATGCTGCCCAGAATGCATGAATACTGATCCACGATTCTGTACTGCATTTTGCCGTCAGGGCCTTTACCCATCGGCTGCTTCCGCTCCATCAGGCTCTTAGGCACGCGATCGCTGTTCAGCTCAGCGTCGGCAATGTTCACCAGGGCCTGCAGGCGTTCAGGCAGCTTGGCCAGGTAAAAGCCAATAGGCTTTCCCTCCTCCCCGATGAACATCGTGTCTTCAAACAAGGTTGGAGGCCGTTCGGCCGGTTCGTCATTGATCTTGAAGGCGTGGGCCACTTTCTGCAGATGGACAGTTTTCATAGTTGGCACAGCTTGCGAAAGTTGGCTTCGGATTCAGCAGGAGTTTCGTTTCTCCAAATGGCTTTCGGGCCAGGAAACGCTTTGAAAAAACTGACCCGGCTGCGCATGTTGGATGCGTATGTGTTTTCGTTCCAGCCACCGCTGCCGCGCTGCAACACCCGGCGGTAAACGACATCACGCGGCACGTTCAGCAGAATGCAAGCCAGGTCAAAGCCCATACCCTGCAGAACACCGATGTCCTTCTTGGCTGAGTAATACTGGCCAGCGATGACCAGCTTGCCGGTGTAGTTCTGCAGGCTGGCCCAGACTTCGGCCTTGCTGTCACCGCTCAGGCTGTCGGCACCAAATTGCTTACGGCCCAGAATGTCGAACTCCTGGCAGCGGCAAACGTAATTGGATTGCCCAACAAAGGCGGCCCGCTCAATGATTGTGCTTTTGCCGGCGCCCATGGCCCCAGTCAAAAAAACTGCCTGCTTCACAGCTTGGCCTTCTCAGCGGCCAGCTTGTCAATCAGCATCATGCCGACGTAGCCACCTTGCGCACGCCAGAACTTGACCAGCTCCTGGGCTTCTTCGTAGTGCTCAGGCTCAAATTCAATCTGTATGGCCTTCTTTACGTCACTTGCCATTTCGTCGAGCTGTTTGTCCAGGTCGTCCTCGCCGTCCAACACGCTGTAATCCAACTCGGCGCCAAAGCTGGGCAGGTCATCGCCCCAACCCAGCAAGGTCAAGTCAAACTCCAGGCCTTCCAGGTCTGCCAATTCAGCTTTCAGCAGTTCGTTATCCCAGCCAGCGTTCAGGGCCAGTTGGTTGTCGGCAATCACATACGCCCTGCGTTGCGCCGGGGTCAGGTGGTCTAGCACCACTACAGGCACCTCATCCAAGCCCAAAGCCTTGGCGGCCATCAGGCGGCCATGGCCGGCGATGATGCCAGCTTGCGTGTCGACCAGGACCGGATTTAAGAATCCGAACTCCACAATGGACGCGGCAATGCGGTTTACCTGTTCTTCGGAGTGGGTGCGCGGGTTGCGGTCATAAGGCACCAGCTTGTCGGCGGGCCAAACCTCAACTCGCTTGGCCATGGCTGGCTTGATGGAGACGGGCATGGTTTGGGCTAGGTGGGGTGGCTTGGCAAATGTTAGACACCCAATAGGCCACAAAAGCAACCAAAGCGCAACCTCTAACGTATTGGTTTCCCTCGGCTTTCCGGTGGTTGCCGATTCATTGAAAATCTCCGCCAGCCTGTCAACTTGCCTGCCATGGAGGGAGGCAAAGCGGCAGGCAAAATGACAGGCGAGTCTGTAATCCCTTGCGGCGCAATGCTTTTCGCAACCCGAAAAAACCGCTGACACTGGCCAAAAAACGGGAGCGTGGCGCCA